TTTTTCATAGTCACCAGCATCAATTGCTGAATTAATTTTTGATACTAAGGAGTCGCTAATAACATTCTCTTTTATCATAAAGTCCATATCATCATCTTTTGTAAAACGAGGCCCTAAAGAGTGTGAGAACTCGTTTCTAAAAAAATCCATTAACTTGGGCTTCCATATCTTGTAAAAGTCATTGGTTCCCATATTATTATTTACTCTATACCAATGCCAAGTTTAATCTTGTTAATAAGATAATTACGAACAAAACCAGAGCGAACTATATCACCCAAAGTAAATTCTGTACAATTAAACTCGTCCATTTCCTCTAGAATACGCAAAAAACTATGAAGTCCGTTCTTCTCGTTTTGTTTTAATAAATCAGTCTGATCAAAGTCTCCACAAAATACAATCTTTGAGTCTTGACCAACCCTTGTGATAATCGTATCCAATTCGTGAAAATTTAAATTCTGACACTCATCTACTATAATGATGCTGTTGTCAAATGTCAGCCCCCTTAGAAAAGAAGTTGATAAAAAGAATAAGCTGCCTTGTCCCTTTAACTTGTCATATAGAGTGTTAAATTGTTGTTCATTTGGCAACTCAAACATAAATTGTACCATGTTCTGATATGGTACTTGATAGAGAGCAGCCTTATCTTCCTCATCACCTGGCAGAAAACCTATCTCTCTTGTGGGTATAAGGGAACGAACCAACACCACTTTATCATAAGGCTTCTTTAAGTCAAACACATCATTCAGTGCAAGATATAATGATATAAAGGTTTTACCTGTACCAGCAGCACCAAACAGAAATTGGTTCTTTCCCTTTTTCCAAGTGCTAAAAACTTCCTTCTGATTATCACCAATAGGCTTAACAGTGGTTAAGTTGTTGTGATTGATTTCTTTATTTTTCTTCGATGCCATTATTCTTCTCTTTAGTTCATAAAATTAAAGTGAGAGGGGAAAGCAGGGGGTGCTCCCCCCTCTCTAGGTGCATAAGCGGATTGACTTCTCAGCTTGCATAGACGCAGTGCGTCCCTTGCTGAAGTTTTATGTCTCGCTTGCACCATATTATTTATTTGCAAGAGTTGACCCCTTATTTGCTGAAAATCCATCTCTAGCAACTTTCTTTGCATGTTTTTCAATAACTCTGCGAGTTTTAATTTCTTTATGAGACATTGTATTACCACCCCATCTTTCTGACATGGGTGAGTTTGGGTGAGCTGCCGCAATACGCTGCATGTTCTCTTGAAAACCAGCATCTACTTTAGGTCCTACACCCATTAAATGGTCACCGGCAATTGCGACAGGCTGAATTCTTTGCTTGACTTGAGGGTTTTTTGTTAAAAACTTATCTCTTTCGGATATAGTTAGAAATTCATCCCACTCTATACCTGTAGTTTCGTTAAAAAATGTGTATGTCGGCATTATAAATTAAATTCTAATTGTTTGGGTTTTGAGTTTCTTAGTTCTGCAATCCGTTTTTTAAAAACGGTTGCCGAAAGTTCTGCAATCCGTTTATAGGAATTTTGCAATTGTTCTTGTAACTGCTGGATTTCAATTCTTAATAACATATTTTCACCTTCTAAATCCCCGTTGGAAGTATCTAGGAGTGGTTTGGTGCGTTCTTCTCTTGTGCGTCTTACTATGTAACTGGTTCGATCTTCTCTCATAGCAGCAATCTCCGTTAAATCACGGACCCTAGTTTGTAAAAAATGCACAGTTTTTTGCATTTCTGTAATATCTCGTTTTAATAAGCCTTCCATATCAATTTTGGTTGTTTTGGGACCTTCTTCACGCAGTTTTCTGCCCATAAAATCCCAATAACCCTCTCTTACCATATCATTACCCCCTTTTACTTATTTATATATTAATAGGATTCCTGTAATAACTCATTCTTTCCACCTATAAAAAATATGATCCTCTATCTCTATAGTTCTAATTTTAGTTTTTGCCCATGCAGGCGATATATAATCAGCATGATAAAAAGTAGCACCATCTGTTATGTCTAAAAATGGTATATCATTATTTATGATAACTTCGGCTAAACTTAAAAATTTATTGTAAGTAGTTTTATCCTTTGGCACATCACTTTTTCCATCACAATACCAAGAGAATTGGCAGCGATTTTTTATAGGATAATATTTACGTTCTTCTGGGGGTAAGGTTTTTATCTTTCGGGTTTTCCAGCTTTCTCTAGTTGGGCCCTGATAAACAACTCCACATATTGTGTTAGGAAATCTAGAATCACTAACCCTATTAAGAACCACAGCAGTAACCGCTACTAATCCTGCTATCCCTTGGTTTCTTGCCTCATAATACATATTTAACGCAAGACACTCAACTGACTTATCTATTTTTGTTGGTGGGCCGTTAATAACAGGAGATATCATCATAACCCCTGCTACAACTGTAGAAACAAAATCATTCATTAAAAATTATTACCCTGCAGCAGGCCCAGGAGCTTGAGGATACCTATCCCCTATAATCATATAATTTTCGTCCCAATCAAAGGCTTCCATCACAACATTTTTAGAGAGTCCTTTATATACTTGGTGGAGTCTTTTGTCTTTTGCTGCAACCAATACATGTGCTTCTTTTTCTTGTAGGCCCTCTAATATTTGAACAAACATCATTTCTCGTTTATTTTGAGAGATAGTGTTGTCGCCACCTTTTATAAATCGGTACAGTTGTCTCGCTTCCATCTGTAGGGTAGTATGTTCTGTACCCTCAGGCGCATCATTAGGTTCAAATGGAACACTACCTTCTGGAAGTAACCACTCAATGTTTGGATCAAATGAAGCCTTCACTACCATGCGAAGAGCATCAGTGTTCCATTCTTTTAGGTATGCAACCTTATCTTTCTTAGTTTTGATTTTACCAAGCTTCTCAAAAATCTCAGAAAAACTTGGGGTGTATGTATTAATCATCAGAAATCTCCTATCGATTCAGTGAGGTTTTTTAACCTCTTTTGTATAAAATAGTTAAACAGTTTACTACGATCACCATCTGGTGCTTTACGATATTCTTGTAGACACTCAAGAAAAAGTTCATTTGGTGATTGGGTTAGGTCAATCAATTTTTTGTTTCGTTGATAATTACGTTTGACCTCATCGTTTGGGAAAACACCTTCAATCAAAGTTGCTATTTTTTTCTTACTTAATGGTTTCTGTCGTAATCCATCTACAAAAGTATTATCTGGTGAGAACACATTAGGGATGCCGTCACTGCTGTCTCCCTTCATTACATGCTCGTTTAGATAATCATCAGGGTCAGTACCATTAATAAACTTTTTAGTAATTGGGCTGTATTGATATACATTACTAAATTTCTGTAATTGTATAAAATCCTTATCACCAGAGAGTATTAACGTTTTACCATTATCAAACTCAAGCTCAAAACACAATGCAGCGATTATATCATCAGCCTCTGCACCATAAACCTCAAGGTGTTTATAAGGAAAAACCTCTTTCAATTCATCCTTAATTACGTTAAGAACTTCAAAGATTGCATCCCAATCATGCTTTGATGTGTCTCTAGTTTTTTTACGACTATATTTATATTCGGGATAATAGTCCTTACGCCAATAATGTTTGGAATCATAACACAAAACAAGCTCACCATAATCTTCAACAAATCGTGTGCGATACATTCTCAGAGAATTTAAGATCATATGGCGAACCATACTCTCATCTGGTTTGGTTTGTTTGGTCATGTTCAGATGCATCATTACAGATGCAACTGATATTTGATTCATATCAACTAATATCATATTTTATCTCAAGCTGGTTCTGGGTCATCATCCATTTCTTCTTTAATTGCAGCAATACACTCTTCCATAAAATCAATATTAATATCTGTTTCTATATTATTTTCATCATTAATATAAACCTCAACAAAAGTTTCTACAAAACCATGTGTGTGATGGGGTAAACCCATATCTCTATATATAACACCATTAACAAATTCAATTATGATTGCAGTATCACGAACAAAACTTTTTTCGGATATATCAATGCCATGTTCACTCATGGAATGTATCATTTGAACAATTAAATTTTGTGTAAACTCTTCAGCATGTCGCATAAGCCACTCTGTTTTAAGTCGCTGTGTTTCTGGCGATTTGCCTTCTTCCTCTAAATTAATAATTGAATCCGGCCAC